TTTTTTTTTTTTTTTTTTTTTTTTTTTTTTACCCTTTATAGTATTTCTGCACAGAGTCTAAAAATAACTGCTTTGCTCTTGTTATATTGATATATGAAGAGTAGGTTTCTGTGCAGAAGCCGTAATTTTTTCCATAGTTACATACTTTACAGCTTTCTTTATCAAAGTTATCTGGATTGTGGTAAAGGCAATAGCAGCAATTAGTATTAGAAAGCGGTAGCCATAGCATGTAATTGATTATGAAGTATGTTCTTTTATTATAAGGTACTTTTATTTTAGCTCCTTCTTCACTATAGTCTTTTATCATTAAGGTATAGTTTTCTTGAGTAGTTATAATTGCAGTTAATAGTGCTTTCTTTACTCCTTCTGGCGCTATTTCTTCCTTTGTAATTTTCCCTTCAATGTAGTAGTTCTTTACAGTATTAAGAAATAGTTTTTTATGCTCTTTTATAACTTTGTAGTTATTTAAACTTTTTTTATATGGGAGTTCTTTAAGTAAAAGAGTTAACAGTCTCCCTTTTGCTTTTAATATATCATTTAATGTTACTGCTTTTTCTACTCCTCTTTTGTATTGACTAAAATGTAATTCTTGTTGTTTTTGTAACTCTATAAGAAGTTTTTGTTCTTTTTTCTTTTCTCTCTTTTCTTTCCTTTCTTCTCTTTCTTTTCTCCCTTTCATTTCTTCTCCCCTTCCTTAGAAACTATCTTAATTTCTATATTCTGACAGTAAGAAAGTTGAATTTTAAACTCTTTTTTCTTCCTGTCTGTAATTGCAGCTATTTTAATCTTCTCTGCCATTTCAGGATTTGCCTCTTTAAATAGTCTTTTCTGGCGGTATAGTCTAACTCTAAAGTTTTCTCTTTCTTTTAGTAAATGAAATGACACCTCTACTGCATCAGTGTCATTTTCTTCAACTGCAAGCATTACTGCTCGGTCGAAGACTTCTTCTGCATTGTCTTTTTTTCCTACCATTTGTTATTTTCCTTTTTTTTTATTTTACTTTCTTCTATTTTACTTTCTTTTTTATTACCATTTCTCTTAAAAAAAGAAAGAAAGAAAGAATTAAAATGTTCCACCAAATTTTCTCCTCCTTTCTGATACCACTCCCTTTTCTTTTAAATACTTTTGAATTATTCTTTCTTTAGGCATAGAAAGTAATACTTTTTTACACTTTTTACAAGTTGATACTTTCCTTTCTTTTTTAACATTAGAAAGAATTAATTGATTAAACCTTTCTTTACTTTTTAATCCTTTTTTAAACTTCTTTAATTTAAAGAATCTTGAAAATTCACTTTTACAAAGATTGCATGAATGGAGTATTTCAAGGGTATAAGGTTTTAAATGGTTTAACTGCTTTTTAACTCCGTTTCTACTTTTACTGCTCTTCTTTGTTACTACTTCAATTTGCAGTCTTTTTAAAACCGCAATTTCTTCCTTTGTTAGTGTTTCAAGGTCTACTGTAATTTTCATTTTTTACTCCTTTTCTTTCTTTCTTTAGTTAAGTTAAGTTAAAGGAAATTAAATCAAGGTAAAAGAAGCAATTACTTCCTTACTCCTTCTCTCTATCATCTTTACCGTTACTTCCCTTTCTTCTTTCCTTATTGCAAATGTACTGCCTGTTTTTAACTCTGTAAATAAAAAAAGGTTAAAAGAAATTCCTTCTTGAATTCCATTATACTTTATATTCTTTGGTAGTATTATATTATTAAATACTTTACTATTGTTGTTATTACTAATCATTTTCATTTCCTTTTCTTTTTTAATTTTATGGTGAAATAAAAAGAAAGAAAGTCAAAATTTGACTCTTTACCTTGCCTTTTAATCAGCTTGAAAATGGGGAAGGGCAAAAGGTCATATTGCCTTTTTTGCCTTTCATTATTGCATATGGGTGTAAATGTGTCAACATGTATTTTAATGACGTCCGTCAGGTTGTATTCTTTTTACCCATAAATGGTTAAAATCATTGCAAAAAATGAATAAAAACACCAAATCCGTTCTCTGTATCCTGTAACAGAATAAAAGCACATTTTCAAAACCACCTATGTTCAATTTACTTCACTTACTTATTAAATAATAATCTCATACTTTTAACTACTTATTCTTTTATATATTTATTTATATATATTTTTATTATATAATAATCTTATGATATTTCTGTAAGAACCTTTTTTTAACTAATACTTTTATAGTCTTATACTTTCATAAAAGAATAAAAGAATAAAAGAATACTTCCTTAAGTTAATTAAATAATAAAAGAATAACAATATAAGTAAATAATAGCATTAGTTAATACTTCCATAAAACAATAATAATATAAAAGAATAAAGTAATAAAAGAATAACAGTATCAGTAACTCATTCTTCTTACTATATAAAAAAAAATATATATAAAAGGAGATAATAACAAATAATGGCACGGTTCTTGCACGTTTACTAATACAAACTACAAGTAATAACAAACTACCAGTAAGTCAGGCTTAATAGTAAAGTCATGTCAAAATGATATAGGCCCTTTTTGAAATGCCTCTTTCTGACGTTACAGGATACAGGAAACGGATTTGCACTTTTTGACATTTTTTTATAATGATTTCAAATGGTTGAAAGAAAAAATAATACAAGTTGACGCGCATTACTGAAATACATATTTACAAAAGTACAAACATTACAAGAATACATATTTACATATAACAGAGCTCAAATAAGAGGACTTTAAAAAACCTTACCCAAGGTATTACTTTTTTCTAAAAGGCCAAAGAACATGGCAAATTGCCATTCTAAAAGGGATAAAAGAGAGACAATATTATAAAAAATACCACCTCTCTTTTCCATTCCATTTCAAACAAAAGAGTCAAACTTTGACTTTTTAACTGCACTTTTTAAAACTAAAGAACTTTAAACTTTAATTCCTTCCAGCTCCTTTTCACTAAGGCTAAAAGTCTTTCCAGCAATAGCAATTGCCATTTCTCTTCCCATTCCAGCATTTATCATTTCAAGAATTAAACCTTCAACTTTTTTAACCTTAACTTTTAATTTCTCTTCAGCAGTTAAAGCCTTTCTTCCTTGAGGCAAGAAATCACTATCTTGATTTATAAAAAGTGAAAACTTTTTCTCTACTTTTTCCTTTCTTAAAGTAAAATCCTTAATCCCTGCTCCTGCGTCACTACAAGCTTGTTTAATTCCATAAAGGAAGACATATTTATCAATGTTACTACTTAAAGAACCATAAGTACTTTCTTTAAGGTTAAGAGTTAATGTTCCAAGGCTTAATGTTTCATCTTCTTTGTTAAAATTCCACTTCATTCTTTTTACCTTTACTTTTACTTCTTCTTCTACTTCTACTGCTTTTACTTCAGTCATTTTAATACTCCTTTTCTTTCAGTTAAATTAAATTAAATTAAGTTAAAACAAAATAAAGAAAAACAAAACCAAACAAACAAAACTACCCTTCAGCAATAGCCTTTAAAAGAACAAAGTCTTCTTTCTTAATTACAACATACTCCATGTCACTTGCCTTTATCCTTGAAACTACCTTAATACCTTTTAAACTTCTTTGAATCTTTCTTAACTGATTAATAATTTCTTTCATTTTAAAATCTCCCTTTTTTCTAAAGTTAAAGAATCTTAACACTTAAAATAACCTAAGTCAATTACTTTTTTAATTAAAAAATTACTTTTTTAACTAAAAATTTAATAAGTTAATATTTATTATTGCAATCTTAATGCCATGTGGTTAAGTTAAATGAAAAAAGAAAAAAGAACAACAATAACAACACCTTACATCAAACATCATAACATTACACCAAATCACCCACCTTTTACCTAATACCAAAAATTGTCACAAAAGCACCAATAATTGTAACAACTATGCACTTATGTTCTTATAAGCAATTAAAGAACAATTAAAGAACAATTAAAGAATAATTAAATAACAATGGTAACAGGGATAACTGCACAACCTTAGTCAATAAACATTAGTTTTAACAGAACAATAGCTAAGAAATAACAACTAAAGAGCAATGGCTAAAGTAAATAACTAAAGTAAACAGCTAAAGAATAATAACTAAGTAAAATAAAACAAAAGAAAGAAAAGAAGACACAACTAAAGCCAGTCAAAACAACACCAAGAAAAGACCCCCCCAAGACCCCTTTAGGGTACTGGCTGGTGTAATGACTGGTCGTCTGTGATACAAAGGTAAAATTTAAAGCCCAGAAAAGAAGAAAAAAGTTGACAAATTTATACCTTATTTATACTGTGGAAATGACTGGGGGAGTTTAAATTAAAAGGTCATTTTTTGACCATTTTCCTCCGCATTTTCAAGTAAGGAAAGAAATGGCTAAGAAAAAGAAAGATGAACTTAACATTGATGAAGTCTATGATCTTTTAGAAAGAGGAGCTACCAGGCAGGAAATTGCAGCTGACCTTGGCTGCACTACTGCAACACTTTCTAAAAAGTTAGCAGATATTAAAATAAAACAGGGACTTCTTTTAGAGTACAGAACTCTCCAGTCACTTGAATTAACAGAAATTCAATCTAAGATTTTAGAAAGTATTACTGATGAAAAGATAGTAGAAGCAAGTCTTAAAGACTTAGTTTATGCTTTTAAAATTTTAAAGGATAAGGAATTAGTTACTGAAGGGAAGCCGAGTGAGATTAAAGGCTTAGTAGCTTACCTTGTAGAGATGGAGAAGCAGGAGCTATCAAAGGAAGAGGAAATTTTAAACATTACTCCTGTAAATAAAAGGGAAGAAGAAGATTTACCTTTACTCTAATGGAATAAAAGGATCTGAATGGAACGGAGTTGGCAAGAAATGAGTAGTTATGTTATTGGATTCTTAGGTATGCTTTATGATAAATTACCATGTACCTGTGAAGGATGGGCCAGTGTTTTTGCACTACTAATAGTCATGGTTACTTTTTTCTTTATTACTGTTCCCCATGCGGCTGGAAACATTTCAAAGATTAGAAGGAAGAGTAAAGTTAGAAAGTTATTGCTCCAGCTTAAAAAAGAAAAGGGAGGAAAGAATAATGGAAGATAAATACTTAGAGCTTATACTTCAGGTAGTAGGAATAGTTTCTGTTTTAGCCAATCTCACTCCTAATGAAAGTGATAATAAGATAGTAAAGTACCTTAATGTTATTTTAAATATCTTTGCTGCTAATGTTAATGTTAAAGGAATTGGGAATAATGGAAGTAAAGATGAGAAGAAATAGTAAGGTCTTTATTGCAGCTTTAGCCTTAACCTTAACCTTAGCCCTATTAATGACAACTACTTTTACCTCTTCCTCTATTGCTGAAGGAGGAGAAGGAAGGGCAACTACTTGGTTAACCTTCACCTGGGTACCAGTAACAGTCAATGCTAATAACACTCCTTGCACTGACCTTGCAGGTTATACTATCTACAGAAGTAGAAGTAATGAAAGTGCAGACTGGAAAGAAATTACAGGAATAGAAAAGGCTTACCAGGTTATCCCTGCTACTATAACAGAGAATAAAGATAAATACAGTTGTTGGTGCTTAGAAGGTGGAACCTGGTATTTCATGATAAGAGCTTTTGATACTACTAAACAATTTAGCAGTAGAAGCAATATTATTTCTTGCTTCGTTGATGTTACCATGCCTGGTGCAGTTATTGACTTTCAAGCTGTCACCCCCGGAGACATTAACAACGACGGAAGTGTTGACGGTAAAGATCTTTCCATTATGTCTATGAATTTTGGCAGTGGTAAAGAAAAGGGAGAGTATGAAAGTAACTGAAGAGGTCAAGGATAATTACTTAGCATTGAAGTTTAATATTAAAGTGCTCCCAAAGTTAAAGCTTACAAAAGCAGAGAAGGGTAAAATTACTTCAGCTGTTGTAGGGTTAATAAATAAGAATAAGAATGAAAAGAGAGGCATAAATGCCGTACCTAAAAGATAAAAGCGGTAATATTTACTACGAAGCTTATGACTCCCCAAGTTTGGCATTTACTCCTGAAGAATGGGTTATTGAAAAAGCTCGTCTATTATCAGAGTTAACTTTAAAGATAAACAAATTACAGACTGAATTAGACATTGTACCTGAGCCAATTGAAGTTTTTGAAAGTTATCCTAACAATGTAAAAGAAATAATTCAAGAGTATAACGATGCATTATTTACTAATGAGGCAGACTATGTATTAAACCAGATTACAACTAATCAATTACTACTTTCAGAAATTGAGGCACTTTAGATGGCAAAAGTAATTACTCTTAATGAATGCCCTGCGCCGACTAACCCAACTGCTACTGCAGTATCTGGTGGGGTATTAACTGCTGGTACAACTTACTACTACAGAGTTGTAGCTATAGGGCCTGGGGATCGATACAATGCTGGCAATATTGCAATGTTCTGGTGCTCTATTCCCTGCGCTGAAGTAACAGCAACAACTGATGCAGTAAATAAGAGTATTGAACTTTATTGGGATAACCCTGTTGACTCAAATGGCTATGACGGTGAAGTCTTTTTAATCTTTAAGACAGAAATTTCTGGTGACTACGATGCGTATAAAAGTGGTACTTTTTACTCTCACCTCTTGCTAGCTGGTTCAAGCGCCAGAGCCTACGGCTTAACAAAATCACAATGTGTAGCTTCAGGTTCTGGCTACAAATACACAGATGATGGGAGTAAATCTTTAGGAAGGTGCCCTTTACTACCTGATGGTTGTCCATGCTGGGAGGTAGAAGGCGGCAGTGATAGTGACCCTATAACGCCAGAAGATCTTTATAACTGGGCTGTAACGAATAGTAAAACATATTGTATTGATAGCTGGAACATGTACCCAGGAATGGATTCTGTTATCGCAGTTAGAACAATGGCATCTATTAGGCAGCCACAACCAGGGACACAGCCTTTATACTTTGGTATTCCAAATAGGACTTACTTTCTACAGCAATGGGGAAAGACATGGTTTGATTCAGATAGCTACTTTCGAACTGGAGAAATTGAAAATGGTAAAGGGAAGTATGGTGGAACTTGGCAACGTGGTGGGGGCTACGCCTGGTACTCTGGTTCTTACGGTACTGTTGAAATATACGAAGGTAGTATTATAAGCCTTCCAAAAGAATTACCCTATACTAACTTAACGAGAGGTAAGAGCGGTCATTTGTTTCAGATGGTAGATGACTGTAACTTTACAATGTATAGAAGTTTATACGACCCAATTGGGGCAGGGTCATCATCTGGTAGGGTAAAGCCAGCTGTTTTAGACCTTCAATCGAATAAAATGCATATTTTAGCAGCCGAACTTGCAGCCACTGACGTAAATATTGAAGACTGTGAAATAGAAAATTTCATTATATCTGGGTATAACATCCGGCAGGGTAAAATTGCTAACTCCACTTTTCTAAACCCCACACAGTATGACTTCAGAGGATATAACCGTTCTGCTACAGAAGACCAAGTTACTATCTTAGAGAATGTTACTTTCGCGAATTCCACACCTGATATCCGGGGAAGTGTAGTAACCACAGCTGAAGTTGCTCATCAAGTAGTTTTAGAGCAATACACAATGGATTTAAAAATTGATAATACTATTTTACAAGATGCTGTTGTAAAAGTAAAAGACATAAATGGCTATAATGCAATCTGGTTAAACAGTAATGAAACATTAAGTGAAGCAATTTCAATAGGTGAAACTGACTGGACTGTAAGTGATGGCTCTGTTTTTTCAACTGGTGATTCAATTAGAGTTAATCGTGAAGTTTTAACAGTTACTAATGTAACTGGAGATGTCCTTACTGTTACAAGGGGACAGGAAAACACAGAAGATAGGCAATACGCGACAGGGCAGCAAATATTCATACGCCATGACAGTTTAACAGCAGACGTAAATGGAGTTTTTACCACCATCCCACTTGTGCGAAGAACTTACTGGCTTGACCCTACCTTTCATGGGGCAACTGGCTACTACGTAATGGAAAATATAAGAGATAACAGTCCGCATACTTTAACAATTCAAAAGAAGGGGCTACAAATTTACAGTAAAGCATTTACAGTTACAAAAAAGATTGACTGGGAAATAAATTTAACACGGAATAAAATTAATCTTGACCAAGGAGTAGTGTAAATGCGGTATGTCTTAACAGAAAATCCTTATCTCTGGGTAAGGTTTAATACTGGAGACAGTCCAACTATTACAATCTATGACGCTTCTGATGATTCTGTCATTATTAACGCTGCTGCTATGAGTGAATTAGGGGCAACCGGATTTTTTAAGTACCAATTTAATCCCACTGCCACTGCATTAACAGAGTACTTTTACATTGCTGAAACCACTACAGAAGAACAAGGTGGTAAGATTATCTTAGGTGGCTACCCTAATACAATAATAGAGGATACTAATGACCTACAGCTTAATCAGGGTAATTGGTTAACAGCTACAGGTTTCTCTACTCCAAATGAATATGACGTAAGGTTAACTAATATAAGTAATAATATCGCAGCTATTTCTACAAGCACTGACAACCTACACGATGAAGCCTTTGGGGAGTGGACGCTTGACCCAGTTGCGAATACTCTAACACTGTATAAAGCAGATGGGACTACAGTTTTAAAAGTTTTTGACCTTACTGCTACTGAAGAAACTGTACCTTCTTATATAAGGAGAGTGCCAAGATGATAGTGACTAAAGGTTACGGAAGTAACTTAATAACAACACAGGGCTATGGTGGTGGAATTACTGCTACCTTACCAGTCCTTTACACCTTCACAAAAGAAAAAATAGCAATGGCTTTTATTCAGGCTGAAATAATAACAGTAATGGCGAAAGAAAAAGCTACAAGAATGTTTATTCAATCTGAAAGGGCAGCAATAATGGTAAAAACAAAAATTACTAAGGTGTTTCGCTAATGAGTAGCAATGCAATAGATTTTAAAAAATATACCTATGAAGAGTTCGGCATCACTGCGCAGTTTCATAGGAACATAGACTTAGATGATTCTATAGTCTTAGGCTCTTCAAGTGTAACTGCAGTTGACAGTGCAGGAGCTGATGCCACTGATGATGTCTTGACAGCTGCTTCTCTTACAGTAATTGATTCCACTGTAACTGGAACTTCTAATGCATTGTCAGTTACTGTAAAGGGTGGAACAGTAGCAGGGTCTGCTTACTCCATTACCTTTAAAGCTGTAACTGTAAATGGCAGTAAGTTTAAAAAAGTTGTTAACATGAAAATTAGAGTGGAATAAAATTAAATGGGAGTAAAAAATGGCTGTTAAGTTTCAAAGTGGTAAAGTATTATTTATTTCTTACACTTGGCTAAGTGATGCAAGTGGTAATGCTACTATCTCTATGGTAAATTACGCTGGTTACAACATCACAGCTTTTGAGACTGTTCCTGGGCTTGATGGTGACCTGGCTACAACATTACCTACAAATCTTTACAACGTTGTTATTAACGATAGCTTTTCCTGTGATATTGCAGCTACTACCCTTACAGGTAGAAGTGGCACTGTTGCTGAGTTAGTACTTAACTCTACCCCAATTCCAATCTTCGGCCCACTTTCTATCGTAGTTTCAAGTGCAGGGACTTCAAGAACTGGGTTAATTATGTTAGCTTTAAAAAGGGAAAGTCATTAAAGTCAAATTTTGACTGTTTAACTTATGGATCCAACAATCTTAAAAAGGCTTAGTGCCTGGCGAAAGAGCCCATTACTTTTTGTGGTAGAGTGCTTAAAGGCTACACCCTCTAATCAACAGGCAGAGGCACTGAAGAAGTTTGAAGCTACAAGAAGGATGTCTATTAGAAGTGGACATGGTTGTCACTCCAAAGGGACAAGAGTTTCCCTTTATCCTTACGGAACTAAGGCAGTAGAGGATATCACTACCACTGACCTTTTAATGGGTGATGATAGTACCCCAAGAAAAGTGTTAAAACTTTATACTGGCAAGGAAGAAATGGCCAGGATAAAATACCATGATAATACTTACTATGACGTTAACTTAAGTCATAAACTTGCACTTATCTGCACAGGGAATAAATGTGGTTTTGTAACTGGTGATAAGATCATAGTTACAGTAAGAGAGTATCTTCAAATGATAGCAGAAAGGCCATCATTAAAAGGTAGATTTGCTTGCTACAAAGCTGCAGTTGAGTATACTGAAAAGCCTGTAACTATCCCTCCTTACATTTTAGGGATGTGGCTGGGTGATGGAACAAGTTCTTTAATGGAACTAACCAGTATTGACGAAGAATTAATTACTATTTGGCGGGATTTTGGAGAACTTAACGGCCTTGAGATGAAAACTTATAAGGGAAAAAACCATCGCCTTTCTGGGGATAATGGGGCCATGCTGAATAGGTTCAGGGCTTATAACTTACTGTCTAATAAACATATCCCTAACGATTACCTTTACAATTCCATGGAGAAAAGGCTGGAATTGTTAGCTGGTTTAATAGACACTGATGGCTATGCAGATAAGCGAAGAGGACTACAATTTCAAATCATTCAAAAGAATGAAAGGTTAGCTAGAAGTATTCAAGTACTTGCACAATCTTGTGGCATGCATGCAGTGTTACAGGAGAAAAAGAAGTCCTGGACATGGAAAGGAGTAAAGAAGCAGGGCACTTACTTTGAGGTTAGAATTTCAAGGAATACTACAAAAGTTCCAACAGTTTTAAAGCGAAAGAGGAAAGTAGAAAAAACACCTGAACAAAGAAAGAATTTACACTTTGGTTTTAAAGTAGAAAGGCTTCCAGAAGATACTTACTACGGCTTTGAACTTTCAGGTAATCATCTTTACCTTTTAAGTGATTTTACTGTTACTCATAATACAGGAAAAGATACCTTTGCTTCTTGGGTAATTCTCTGGTTCTCTTCAACAAGGACATTTCCTAAAGTAGCCTGCACTGCGCCTACTGCTCGGCAGCTGGATGATGTTCTCTGGAGTGAGCTTTCCAGGTGGATTAGGCAGAGCCTTTTAAAGGATGAATTTGTAATTCAGAAAGCTAAAATATTTCATAAAGACTACCCGAAGGAATGGTGGATAAGGGCTATATCTCCAAATGTAAGAGGGTCTAAAGAAGAGCAGGCTGAAACTCTCGCTGGCCTTCATGGTGACCATTTTTTAACTGTAGTTGATGAAGCTTCAGGTGTTCCAGATCCTGTCTTTATTCCTCTTGAAGGAATTATGACTCAGGAAGATAATAGAATATTGTTAATAGGTAATCCTACTAAAAGCAATGGTTACTTCCACGATAGCCAGTATCATCCAGTCATGAAGGATAAATGGGAAAGGCTTCACTGGGACTGTAGAGATAGTAACAGGGTAGCAAAATCTTACATTGACTACATGGCGCAGAAGTACGGGGAAGATTCAAATGTCTTTAGAATCAGGGTAATAGGAGAACCTCCTCTCGATGATAGTAGAGCTTTTATTCCACTATCCTGGGCAATATCTTGCATTGGTAATGAGATAGAAGTTGACCCAGAATGGCCTACTTATCTATCTATAGACGTTGCAAGATACGGCGATGACAAGAGTATCATCATGCCAAGGTGTGGGAATAAAATCTTACCCTGGGACAGTTTCCAGGGAATGGGTACTACTGAACTTGCTCAACATATTACAAGGTCCTACTATGACAATGATGCCTCGGGTGTTGGAGTTGATGCAATTGGAGTTGGCGGTGGCGTAGTAGACTGGCTTAGACATGACCCAAGAGGTCTTGACCAGAGGAGAGTTTATGAAGTTAACTCTTACGATGCGTCAAGTAATAATGCAAAATGGCGAAGACTTAGGGATGAACTTTACGATAGGGTAAGGGATAATTGCCAGCATGCAAGGTACAGTTTCCCTGACATTACTATTAAAGTAGCAGGCTCAGACGTTCATATTGGGCATGAACTGGCTAATGAATTGGCAACTTTAAAATACGACTTTGACAATAAAGGAGCTTTACAACTTGAGAGTAAAAAAGACATGCTGCACAGGGGAGTAGTGAGTCCTAACCTTGCAGACTCCGTTGCAATTTCAGAGTTCTTCAGCAACGGCAGGGCGATTAGTCTTTGGAGTAGGGATATTAAAAAGAAAGCTAAGATGGCAAGTGATTTACGTTATGGAATGATTGGGAATGGGTCGCTGGGCAAAGACGCCTGGATGGTTTGTTAAAGTAAAAGAAGAAAAAGGAGAGAGAAATGGCTGGACCATTGCAGATGTATTGGGATACACTTAAAAAAGCGCATGCTAAGAAAAAGAAAAATAGAAAAGAAGGTAAAAAGAACATGGTCGGTAGAACTGGTAAACCTATCTACAGTATGTTTACTGGGGCTAAAAAGCTTAAAGAACAAAAGAAAAGAAATAGAAAAGCATTAGAGGGCATGGGGAAATAACTATGGCACTTGCAGAAAGAATGGACAGTGGGTTAGAGCAAACAGCTGACTCTGAGTTAGCTCAGGTTTTAGAGTGGGATGGTACTGCTGAAGCCAGTACTGCTGAAACTGTGCATAGAGAAACTGCAATGGAGTCGTATAAATTCTATGCTGGTGATCAAGATACTCAAGAGGTAAAGGATGAGTTAATACGCCAGAACAGGCCTGTGTCAGTGTACAATGAAGTGAAGCCTAAGATTGACATGTTAATAGGGATTGCTGGGCAGTCGAAATATGAAACTACTACTGTCCCAGTTACAGTTGAGGACGAACCTCTTTCTGAATTGTTAAACAGTACTATCCTTCATTTTAGAAAAGTGATAAAGGCGAGTGATTATGAATTAGACTGCTTTGAACATACTGTAAAATCCGGCAGATCAATGCTTTACTTTTACGTTGATACTTCTAATCCATTTAAACCTGAAATAAAAGTAAAGAGAGTTCCTACTTATAACTTTAAAATTGACCCTGACAGTAGGGAGTTTGACTGCAGTGATGCAAAGTATGCTATTATTGACAGTTGGCTTCCTGCAGATGAGATTAAAGCTAAGTGGAAGAACTTTGACCCTGAAAAATTTGGTACCTCTTCAGTTATTAACTCTATAAACTACCCTCTTTATTACAATGAGTCTAGAGAAAGGTACCGAGTTAGTGAATGTTGGTACTATAAATATGAAGAGGCAATTTACTTTATCAACCCTTTTAATGGAAAGGATGAAAACCTTACTCCTAAAGAGTTTTCAAAGTTTGTTGAGACTATAACTGCAGGGATTAAGGATGAAAATGGGGAAGTAATGGAAGTGGATCCTCCACAAGGTTATCCATCTGTTAAAAGGGTACTGTACTTTTTAACTTTCTGTGGTGATATTCTTTTAGAAAAAGGGAAATCCCCTTATAGATGGAAGGGCTTTCCATTTGCCTTTTACGGTGCGTATAAGAATGAGGATAGCAATAGCTGGTTCAGTTCCATAGAATCCATGAAAGATCCTCAAAAAAGTCTTAATACTACAAGAAGGCAGCTTACTCATTTACTCCAGGTACTGCCAAAGGGTATCCTTGCTCAGGAAGTTGGTACAATTCTTAACATTGATGAGTATGAAAAGAGAAGCGCTGATCCGACTTTCTGGCTGGAAGTTGCCCAGGGCGGCCTTGATAAGTTTAAATTTATTACACAGCCTGGAATCAGTCCCATTTACCAGCACTTAGATGGTACTTTTCAGCAGAGTATAAAAGATTCCAGTGGCATCCAAGATTCACTTTTAGGTATTCAGACTACTGGAAGGGAAGCTGGAGTGACATTAAGGGGAAGGCAGGAGACTGGCTTTGCTGTCCTCTTCACTCTTTATGATAATTTAAGTAAGTCTCGACTGCATGGAGGTAAGATTCTACTATCCTTCATTCAACAATTTATTTCACTACCAACAGTAATTAGAATAGGAGGTGGTAATGCCGCACAGCTTGTAGAAATTAATAGCCAAATTAACCCCACTGTAGAAGGTTTTAATGATATCACTGCAGGGGAGTATGACGTAATAATGGAGGAAAGCATTGAGACTAATACTATGCGGGCAGCTACTGGGCAAGCATTAATTGACTTTAGCCATAATAGCCCAGGTAGCATACCACCTGATGTTATCCTTGATTATATTAACATTCCTTTTACTGCTAAAGAAAGGGTTAAAGAGTACCATGCTGCAGTGAAGGAACAAGAGCAGGAGAATATAGAAGCTGATAGAGAAATTGAAATGCTAAAGATTAAGAGTTCTAACAAAGGGGAGAAATCATGACTGATGCTGTAGTGGGAGAAAGTGCTGCGCAAGAGGAAGACGCTACTGGAGTGGACGAAGTCCTGAAGGAAGTGGATTTGCTTGAGGGAGCAGAAGAAGAGGAAAAAGAAGGAGAGGAAAGTGTTGAGAATAGTAAAGATGCAGGTAACACTGACGATAATGGCGCTGACTCTTCTGCTAAGGATGAAGATAATAAAGTTTCTGTGGAGAGTGAAAGTGAAACTGAAACTGAAAGCATAGAGGGAGAGAAGTCAGCAGAGGAGATTGACCGCATTGAATTGAGGCAAATTCTCAGGGAGCAGAAAAGAGAAATTGCTGCGTTAAAGGCTCTGCAGACTAAAAATATTGACGAAGATGGGAATAGAATTCCCTCTCCTTCTGAAGTGCTACAAGCTGAAATAGGGGAAATTGTCACTGAAAGGGGTGGCATGATTGATTTAATGGCTGACAGTATGCGAGGAATGGATAAATACAGTGATCTTGATTCTGTCTGCAGTCGTGCTAACTTAGATGACATTATTGAAGTTATTGCTAAGGAACTGGAAAGCTCTGAAGGTGCTGATTTTAACTCTGCAGTGTTAGAGATAGAAAAGGGTATCTGGAGTATGTCTAATCCTTATAAATATATCTACGATGTTGTTAAAGAATTTCATCCTACTTATGCTGGAAAGGAAACAGAAACAGGAAAGGGAAAAGAAAAGGAGACAAGAAGTGCAACTGCAGTTAAGACTATGCAGTCAACTCAAGATGGCTCCAGTGATGGTAATTCAAAAGGTGGCTGGACAGTAGCAAGGATTGATAACCTTTCAGAAGAGGATTTAAACTCTGTTCCAGCTGATGTTTATAAAAAGTACATGAGAGGAGAACTTAACTAATGCCTTACCCGAATACAAGATTCGAAACAAATGATCCGCTGACAAGAAAGAAATGGGCAAGAGACCTGTTTAAAGTATTACTTCCCGCAACTGAGTTTAGCTACCTTGTAGGTAGTGGAGACTCCGCCATTGTGCAGCTGAGGACTGAACTGGGCAAAGGAGAAGGGGATAACATTAAATTTGGTATTAGGAGGGAATTGACTGGTGATGGCCGAGTTGGCCGAGACACTGTAGAAGGTCATGAAGAGAAACTGGTCTTTAAAGATTTCTCCATGACTATAGAAGAGCTTAACCATGCTGTTGACACTGGTGGTAAGATGGAGGAACAAAGAGTTCCTTATAACCTTATGCAGATTGGTAAAGATGGTCTTGCGGACTGGTGGATAGACAAACTATCAGATGTTGTAATTAATACCTTAGCAGGTAATACTAACTTTACAATTGCAGGAAAGGTCTTTGCGCAGGCTTGTACAGATCCTGATACTGGGCATAAAATGACAGTAAATGATGTCACTGAGGCAAGTCTTGGTTCAGGTGACATTATTGATCTTCCCTTTCTTGATAGACTAAAGCAAAGGGCAGAACTTCCTGCGACTGACTGTGATAAAATCAGACCATTGATGAAAGGTGGAAAGAAGTATTACAGAGTAATTCTTCATAACTACGCCTTTGATCAGCTAAGGGTTAATATGAATCTTGGCCAGTGGGGAGATCTTAAAAGGAGTGCTCAGGAATTAAAGATCCCTGATGTTGAAATAGAGTACAATGGCATGCTGATTACAAAGAGTGAAAGAATGCCGAGTCTTTATACCAATATCTACAGAGCAGTTCTTCTTGGTAAACAGGCAGCTACATGGGCATGGGGCGGTGCGGGAGAGAGTAAAAGCACAACTATGTCATTCGTACCTTACGAAAAAGATGCCAAGCGCTTTGTCATGATCAGGGGTGGTGGTATTTTCGGCTGTAAGAAAGTAGCCTTTGACTCTAAAGATTACGGTGTTATCACTGCAGCTGGTTACGCTACTGCGTTAACATAAAGAGGAGGTAGAAAATGACAGATTTTATATCTGCCGCACTAAGTGAAAATTACCTTCTTGCAAAGAGTAAGAGACTTTACAATAAGGCTGATGATGTTTATAATATTATCAGGATTCCAAGGTATGCTTTCCTTAGTGAAGTTTATGTTCTTGTTACTGTTCCAGTATCCGGAGGTACAGGGAGCTCCAGTGAACTGCTCGTAGGTTTTTCTGGTAACCAGGAGACTGCTGACCCCGATGCATTTATAGATTCAGTTGCGGATATTGAAACTGCAGGAATGTATAGAATGTCTGCTGATGGGCAGCCCGGAAGCGCAGGGAAATGGTTTAACAGTGGTAGTGGCATGCTTACTATTACTATCGACAATGGTGATCATACTACATTACTGGATGCTCATATCTTTGCCAGGTATGCAGTAATTTATTAAAGGAAGAAGAAAGGAGTTTAAAAGATGGCAATACTTGATTATAGAAGAACAGACTTACATAATCAGCTTCTTGGAAGTACCTACACTATTGTGTCTGGGGAAATTTCTGCAGATGCTGATGACACAGAGGGAGTGTTGTTTTCATTCCCTGCGTCCAGATACGGCAACGGTGTAATTGTTGTTAATTACGTCATGCTGGAAGTTATCACACTATTTAACGGAACGCCTACAGTTACCTTTGGCTTTGGTACCATTGCTACGGATGCTGTTACAACTGGCGGTGCTCTTAGTATTGTAGACGTTGATGCTCTTATGACTGATGCAGTTGCGGTACCTGAGACTGCTGGTATAAAGATGCAAGGTGCGAGTGCCTTTGTTACTGGTGCTGTTACCAGTATACCAGCAGCAAATGTAGATATGATTGTACCTGCTGATACTACAGTACCTGTAGTTTACTGCAAGCTTACAGCAACAGGAACAATTACAACTGGCGCAATGTACTTTCATATGAACATTACTGAGATGCCTTCAGTAGGATAGTCAAATTTTGACGTTTTAACTGGAATATAAGGTAAAGGATTTTGGTATGAATCTCGGCGAAATGGTTACTGAAGTGAGTAATTTAATTCAAGATGACAGTTATTCAAATGCTGCAATTACAAGATACATTAATAATACTATTAAGTATGTTGCAGATACTGTTAACCTTCCAGGTCTTAAAGGAATAGACTCTGTTGATACGGTAGTTGGTCAAAACTACGCAACTCTTACGGGATTAGCAAGTGGCTTTTCTGGTAGGTTAGTAGGTTGCATTTCTGATAGTATCATTATCCATCCTTCATTGGAGGATTTAATGTACTGTTATGCCCCAGACATTGATGAAGAAGGCAGTGTTGAGGGGATTGCTCTTGAAGGTACTGTTCTCTGGTATCAGAAAATTCCTACATCTGCAGAGTCACTCGTCTTAATTTACTACCAAAATCCCGAAACCTTGACAGGGGATGACGACACTCCTCCTGCTGATATTCCAGAAAGCGTACATAGAAAGTTATTCGTTCATGGTACTGCACACTTTATCTACAACGACATAGAGGATGGTTTAGATGGAGAGAAAGTAAATACTAATGCACAGTTCTGGCAAGCCTTTAGTCATAAAAATAGACATTCTGGCTTGTCAGAACTTAAAAGTATTATAGCAATTAAGAAAGTACACCATATTTCAAGTGTCTGGAATATTTAATTATGCTATTATTTAAAGGGACTACAGGTTTAAATACTGAAATTGATCCTGCCAGGATTGAATTTAATAAAGAGTCAGGTATTCAAGATCTTGCAGCATGTAAGAATATTGATATTGATGACACTGGTAGGATTTCAAGAAGAAAGGGTTTTGAGAAAAAGGTTAGTGGAAATTACCACAGTGCTTTCTCTTGCGGTAACTACGCCCTTTGTGTAACTGGCGACGCTTTAACAGTTCTTGAAGAGGATTACAGTACTACTGCAATAAGAGCAGTTACTACTGGATTAAGAATGAGCTATGTTAAAGTTGGTAAGGAAATTTATTACTGCAATGGTAGAGAGAATGGCTATGTAAGGGATAGAATTTCTTACCCCTGGAGTGCAACTTCTTACACTGGGGAGCCTACAACAAGGAACTTTAGTGATCCTCCAGTAGGTCACCTTATAGGCTTTTACAATGGGAGAATTTATACTGCAGTTGCTGAAGCGCTTTTCTTCAGCGAGGCTAATTCAAGGAATCACTTTGACCTTGCAAGGAATGTAATTCTTGAAAGTTCAAGGATAAGAATGTTCTCTCCAGTTGTAAATGGTTTTTACTTAGGTACTGATGCTGAGATTCTTTTCTTTTCTGGCAGCACACCTAAGGAATTTACAAGGGTAGTAGTTGCTGATTACCCAGTTATCCCAGGGTCTGACACTCCAGTAATGATGTCACAAATTGGAGGAGCTGAAGAAGGTGGAAAGGCTGTGATGATGGCGACTGAGAATGGCATTGCTGCAGCCTTTGAAGGGGGAAAGTTTATTAACCTTTCAGAGGATAGGGTTAAATACCCTGCAGCTAATTTTAGCGCAGGGATTTTTAAAAATAGAAAGTACATTGTTACACTACAGCCATAGGAGGGAGTAAATGGCATTACGATTAAGTACAGGGTTAGTAACTGAGTTAATGGGAGATGGTAGTGGAAATTCTTTAAAGGAATTACTTGCTAATGGAGTAATGGATATCTATAGTGGTAGCCAACCATCCACAGCAGACGCAGCAGAGTCCGGAATAAAGCTTGCTTCTATTACTCTTGCTTCTGGTGATTTTACTGGAGGCGTAGCTACTAATGGTTTAGAATTTGATGCTGCTGTTGATGGAGAGCTTAGTAAAGCTGCGGCTGAAGTGTGGTCAGGTATTGGTCTTGCAGTAGGAACTGCAGGTTGGTTTAGATTCTACGCTAATGATTATACTCTTGGTGCGAGCACTTTAACAGTAAGATTCGATGGGAATGTTTCTACCGCTGGTAGTCAGCTTGTTCTTAGTGCTACTGCAGTTAAAGTCGCCTTACCTATAACTATAGATACTTTCACTTTAACGTTACCTAAGAGTTAAACTATGAAATATATATCTTTAGACGCTTTAGACACTGCGCTTAATTACATTAAAACAAATGCTACAATCATGATACTTTGCCACTCTGCGCCAACTACTTACGCTGAAGCACTTACTTACTCTGTAGGGTCAAGTAACATCAGCACTGTTAATTTTAGCGCACCTAAAACTGGCAGTATATCTGGAAGAAGAATTACTTGTGAAGGGGTAGAGATAACTATCACAGCTTCTAATAATGTAACGTTTTTAGTTCTTGGGAAGGTAAGTACTAATGCATTAATATACATTACAGAAACTGATTCAACTGAAGCTATTATAAATTCTGTGTACAAAAGTACATCTTGGGATATTGAAATTAGTAGTCCTGCGTAAAAAAGAGAAAAAGAAAAAGGGAGATGTTATGAATATCACTGCAAAAGGTACATCTATTTATGAATGGGAATTATGGCGAGATGGAAAAGTCTTTATAAATGGCACTTGCCATAATGTAACAACTACAGAAGGTTTTAATTACATTTTACAAACTGGCTTAGGTAATGGGACTGCAAAGTCAACTTGGTATATAAGTATCTTTACTGATGACTATACCCCATTGCTTACAGATACTTATGCTGTTCCAGGTTTTACTGAAGCCAGTGCTGAGTACTCTGAGGCTACACGGCCTACTTGGATTGATGATGCTGCAGCGAGTGGGAGTATCGCAAATAGTACCACTGCAGCTTTTAGCATCATATCAACAGCTACAATTTATGGCGCAGCATTAGTAAGTAATAATACTAAAGGTGACGCTGCTGCAAGTGGAGAAGTTATGTACGGGGCTGCAAAATTTACTGCGGGCTTGCCTGTTGCATCTGGTGACACCTTGAAGGTTAGAATTACTGTAACTTTACAGAATGTGTAATTAAAAGTAAGGAGAAATAAAGTGGCTGACATAGCGTTACATAAAATTTATGCCCTTAGTGATGATTGGTGGACAGATGTGCAAGCAGCTATTATTGAAGCTGGCTGGACATTGCATGACTCTTTAGATGCTAATAGTGGTGTGTATAAAACAAATGGCAGTACCGGCAGGCATCCGTATATTTACTTAGAAGTTGTAAGAGTTAGCACCACAATTACATTTACCCTTTGGTTATACTGGAATGCAACTACTCATGTTGGCGCTACTCAGGCATATGCTAGTGGTAGTTATGACCAGGTAATTTGGGCAGCTGACCGTAAAATGTTCGTAGTAGGGAATATTGACTTTCTAGCCTTTGGTGGCTTTTCTGGTAATAACCAGTTAAGTGTAGGCTTTTTAGATAAACTTTTTTACCCTACCATTACAACAACTACCGCACTGGCAACATCTGGCGCTGGCGCATCACTTACAGTGGTAGATTCTTCTGGCTTTAACAAAGGGCAGAAGTTTCAAATTGTTGGGGTAGATAACGAAGGAAGAGATCAATTAACTGTACAGTCCATTGCAGACAGTACACATATTAATGTTATTAATTTACCAAGAAATTATGCTTCTGGAGCATTTATTGGAGTTACCCCATGCCCTGCATTAATAAGTTCTCAAAGCAGTGTAATGACATCGTTTTCAGAACTCTGTAGATTTGACCATGTAGGTACTGAAAATGGTATTGCATCTGACTATGCAGTAGGCACACCTGCTATTGCTTCTGGTTATCTTGACCCTGATGCTGGACAAGGGCAGTATGGATTAGTGCCAGTGCAGGTAAATAGTTTTTCATCGCAAGGTGCCTTGGGTTGGTTAGATTTAAATGGGTTATTTAGAATGAGTATACTTGCTACTCTGAATGATATGTTTGCTATTCAAACTGGTAATCAACCAGAGCAAGGTACTCCTACTTCTGTAACAAATACTGTACTTACAGATACTACAAAAACGTGGACTATAAATGAATGGCAGAATAAAATGATATTAATCGTAGACGGTACGGCTTCTGGTGCTGTACGAAAGGTTAATAGTAATACTGCTACTGCCATTACTGTTGAAGCATGGGACGTGAACCCTGATGGTACAAGTACCTATAGAATCTGTGATGCTGTGTATAGGTACATTGAAGATTCTGTTGTTATAAAAGAGGATAGAGAGGTGCTGTAATGGCTATTTACGATGCAATAGTACTAACACCGGATACAGTAGAAATAGCAACAGGAAGTAGAGTACTGCCTTTTTTTACTGCGTATCCAAGTTGTACTTGCGCACCATTACCCGTAACTGTTATTCCCACATGCACATTTTCTGCTTTTACAGTGTATAGAATTGCAGTATTACTCACCAGTACTATATTAAGAAGTGATAGAATATGACTACTTATGATGCCATAGATTTAACACAAGGACTGCCTTTTACTATAGTTTCTACAGTAAAGGTGCTACCATTTTTTACATACTATCATGCTAAAAACAGTAGCGTTGCTCCTACTGGCCCAGAGAATACATACATTGAAGGGATAACATTATCCAGTTTTGGTACGTATAATCTCCTTACAGGAAGAGAACGTTATAAAGATATAGCATTATTAACTGAAAGTGCTTTTGTAATTAATACTCCATATTTTCACTTTGGTGATGTATCACTTTTAAACTCTTGTACCTTTGTTTCAGATACCCCATCATTTTACCTTGAAAATATTGTTGAAGTTGCTGGTGTGACATTTTCAGTAATCTGCCCGAATTTAAAATTTGGGTATACTGCTTTACTTGCAGATGGTACTGTTGTCACTGAAGGATTATCTTTAACGGGGAAATTGGTATACTCCGCCAATGGGCAGTTTTTAAGCTTTGGTGTTCCTGACACTGGTAGGGATGTTTTTGCAAGTACCGCAGCGATGGAAGTAGCTGGCTTTATTGTTAGACCTATTTTTATATACAACGGAATAAGTGCAGTAACGAATACCATACCTGAATTCGAAGTTATCACTCTTGCGATAGCAGGTAATTTAGATACTACGTTAGAAGTAATGACAATTTCAGCATATGGTGGTTGGGCTGGAGCTGCAACCTTGTCATTACTTACCTGTGATGCTACTGGGTTAGTAGGTATGCTCGGTGGCTGTACTGATTTCTTGCCTTTACTTGAATGCACTGGCACTGGCACAGTTACAACTATTGGAGTATTAGAAGAAACTATTCCAATGCTTACTTGCACTGCAACAGCAATTCTTGGGATGGATAGTACTGCGGATATCTCAATGCCTGTGTTGGAGATAACTGGAACAGGTTTTATAGCAGGTTCTGCAACATGTGATATTACTATTCCTTCTATTACTTGTTACAGTAACGGTAAAGTAGCAGGTAGATTCACTGATGAGATACTAAGGCATAAAAGGTATTAAATGAATTACTTAACATTAGCAGTTAACTTAAAGAACATTGCAATTAGTCAGTATGTTAATTATAACTTTAACTCTTTTGTTAAAATTAATAATACTGCTATTGGTTTTAACCAGGATGGGATTTTTGAACTGGATAATTTAAATTCTGATAATGGCACTATTATTGCTGCCTTTGCTGAACTTGTTAATAGCGATTGGGGAATAGCTAACCTTAAAAGAGTTAGAAGGATGCAGATTGGGTATGAGGCTGAAGGAGCTATTACTTTAATTTTAACAACTGATGAAGGGTATGAAGAAAGGTACTCTTTAAAGCCTGTCCTTGTATCAGAGCAGCAAGGAGGCAGTATCATGTATGGAAGGAGGAGTCAGAAGGGTAGGTACTGGAAAGTAAGAGTGGAAAATAATAAAGGTGTAGATTTTAGTATTGATAGCTTAACAGCAGTATCTACAATATTATCAAAGTAAAAATGGAGGATTAAAAATATGGCTGTTTCAGTGGACAATGTTCCGTATACAAGTTATAGTATTGGAGCTAATGAAGCAGGACAACTTGTTGAAGATAAATTTACCAGTGCGCAAGCTTATGCTGATGACGCAATAGACACTGCGAAATATTACCTTGAAGCGTTAGCTAATCTTTTTGCTAACATTGCTGTTCCTGAAAATGATATTAACTATGATTTTCAGGAAATGAGTCTTACTAATGATTTACCATCACTGCGACCAGAAGCACCAAGTGATGAAGAACTTACCCCTGCTACTGTATCTATTCCAGGTAGGCCAACATTTAGCACTGTAACTATTCCTACAATTACAATTCCTTCATATGATATAGTTGAACCTGATGTTAATTTTAACTACTCTGAAAGTGAATACAGTAGTGATTTAAATACTGTATTAATTGAAGCTGTTAAAAATGCAGTGGAAAATGGCGGCACTGGCCTTGGTGAAGAGGTTGAAGCTGCCATTTGGGAAAGGGGAAGGAATAGAACTGAATTAGAGAATGAAAGACTTTATGCTGAAACTGAAGAGTACTTTGAATCAAGAGGTTATGAAATTCCTCCGGGGATGTTATCTGGGAGACTTTTAGAAATAACTAAAGAGATTAATAGAAACAATCAGCAGCTTAACTATGAAATCAGTATTGAGCAGGCAAGGCTTGCAAAGGAACATAGTCAGTTTATTATTTCCAGTGCTATTCAATTAGAAGGGCAAGAGAAGGAACTCTTTAACGCAACAGCAGCGAGATTGTTAGAGGCTGCTAAGGCTGCAGTAGAAGTGATTTTAACTACTTATAAAACAAAAGTAGATGCTTATGTAGCTAAACTTCAGGCCAGTTCTTTAGAGGTAGAAATTGCAAAGACACAGGCTGAAGTTGTTACCAAGAGTAATGAGAATTTAGTTTCCATTTACCAGAGTGACATTGAAGCTTATAAAATAAGAGTAGCAACAGAGCTTAGCATTGTAGAAAACATTGCTAAAGTTTATAGCTACAAAGTTGCAGGTTATGAGGCTGATGCTAAAGCCATTGCTGTTACTCTTGATGGGCAGATAGAAGAGTATAAAGCTAAAATTAGTCAGGCGAATAATCAGACAGAGTTGTCGTTAAAGGAAGCTGAATTAACTTTGCAAGGTTATCTTGGTGCGATGAATTTAACTGCAGAGGGGCAGAAAGCAATTAGTAATATCTCTGCGCAATTAGCTGCAAGTGCTCTTTCATCAGTTAGTGCCAGTGCAAGTTTAGGGGATAGCCTTAGTAGGGGAGTTTCTACAGGTTATAGTTACAACCATAGTCTTAGTAATACTGCCAACTTATCAGAACAACACTATTATCCACACACGGAGACATAAAGTCAAATTTTGACCTTTTGTTTTAAATTATGCCAGTATCTTTTAAATACCTTGGTGATAAGTATAACGCTAATAGGTTAAGGTTTTCTGCATTAAGACACCTTGAAATTTTAAAGAATGCTATGAGATTTCAAGGGCTACAGCAGAACAGGAGAGTTGTTACATTCGCTGATGGTGTTTCTTTTCTCTGCTCTTCAGTACTAGGCTTTGATACTATTGAAATCTATGTTCCTCCGCTGCTTCCAGTTACTAAAGACGCAGTGCCAATAATAGAAGAAAGGTATTGCTGGTGCAGTACCTACTTCACAGAGGGAAAAATTATTTCAGTCCTCAGACCTGATGACAGGGAAGGTCTTTACCCTGCTGACATTAATAGACATTATTACTATGTTAATATTTTTAACGCTAAACACTTTGCTATTGATGAATACTTAGGTGTTCTTTACTCTGTAGAAGTCTGTAGAGGAAGGAAGAAAGAGATTTTAACATGCAGTTCTACAGACTTAAGGCAGTATAAAGAAGGAGAGGAAGTAGTGCTTTTCTGCGTTGGAGATTACCTTGCTGCAAGTACATGGAAAGAAAGGACTTATCCGTTTGCCAATGCACTGCAGGAGCCTCAAGCTTGTGGTGGCTCTTCTGGCAATTGCTATTCTTGTAACGCTTTGACTAATACTGGAGTAGAACTTGAGAAATTAGAAGGTACTTATGTTGTAACTCCGCTTACCTTTACTGGCCCTGATAACAGTTACTCAAAACTTGTAACTAAAAAGGAATTAGAGAAAGGTGATGTACATGGAGGTAAGGCGTATTTACCTTACATTGGTGATTTACCTTTAGAAGAAAATCAAGTACATGTGCAGTTATTCGATAGTAGTGTTATAACTGCTGACGTCTGCGCATTTTGTCAGACACCACATACTCAAGATGACAGAAAAAGAATTGCAGCTATGTCTGTGCGCAAAGGTGCTTATCCATTGTTATTGCTAAAGACTGGTGAAAGCTACACTGTTTTAGGCTTTAGCTATAGTGTCATGACAAGATGCCCTACTGCAATACTTGATATTAAAAGAGATCTTCCTCATGAGAGAAATGTAGAGTCTACTTATATCCTTGACATGGATAGAGTTGTTGAACCTAATGTAGATTTTAATTCTTCTCCTGTTCAGGTTATTGGGTATAATATTCAGTTAATGGACTTTTATGCTATGTATAGATCTACACCTTCTGAGTATGTATTAGATTACTTTCACAGGGACACTACTGCAACAAGGCCTGGTTTTACTGCCCCTTTAACTAATGAAGATAGTGTTTCTTATACTGCTGAAAGTGATTATGACTACGTAGTTGATGGGGATTATATAGGCACTGTAATTGATTATACTATTACAGAAAGTAGTAGCAGTTTTATATCTCTCCATCCTACTATTTACTGCTTAGTTGCTAAGAATCTTAATAGTTCTATTAACTATGATGATTTTACTTACTCTAATGGAAAACCTTTAATTTTTAAAAGTATTTCAAATGTACTTAATAGCTTTAGTTCATACGCTGATGATGGTATTGATAGCAGTACGCATACAGATGGTAGAAGGGATATAGAAGATGTGTATCTTGATAAAGACTCAAAGCCTTTTTACACCTATACTAAATGTATCATTAGCCAGAGTGATAGAACAGCAACTATGTCACCTGAGTTTTCTGGTACTTATAGTTTTTTTGAAAGTACAGAAGAAAAGAATCTTCTTGTTCATGGTGGGTCTATCCTTTTTAGTTCTGTGTTTACAGATACTGCATACTTTTTATACTTCAGCGTTTGTAAAGATCTTTTAGAATCTCAGTCAGGTGCGGGTAGTTTACCAATACTACCAGATGCTCCTATTACAGTAGTAAAGACAGAATCAGAACCTGTAGTTTATTTAAGGTTTTATAAACAAGAGAACATTTCAGACCTTAATACTTTTAGTTTAGATGATTGTGAACTGGTAGATGATATAGAATTATTAACGAAGTTAGAAACAATGCTTTTAAATTACGAGCCTTTATACTGGGTAGAAGAAAAGCATAGATTTTTAAAGACAGACTTAGTTGCGAAGATAAACTTTCTTATGACTAATGATGAATAGATAAAGGAGAAGTAGAATGGCTAAAATGACTGGCTCTTTAACAAGGGAATATAAAAAAGCACGGGATTTTACCAGGAAGAGAAAGGATAGGCAAGATGAACTTAAAAGAGCGCACGACTTTGCACTGGAATCCGCAAAAGCAGAGGATGATATTGAGCTGCAAAGAAGGAAAAATGTTAGTAATATGGCACAGCAAAGAGAAGTGTCCGCTGGAAATCTTGCTCTTACAAAGGAAAGGAGTAGAAGTGCAGCAGCATTAAAGGGCACTGCCTCTCCTATGGATTTGGCTCAAATGCCAGGGCTTAAAGCAGAGGGAGAAGCTGCAGGGTTAGTATTAAATAAAGAGAAGAGAAGACTTGCAGAGGAGCAATTTATTGAAGATAGTGAAAAAAGAGCAAGCGCATTACCTGCAAGTGCTGAAGCAATGCCGGAAGAAAAGAAAGCAACAGCTTTATCATTAGCCAGTCCATTAACAACTAAGACTGGAAAGACTAAGTATGTATCTGGTATTGCAGCGACATTGAAGACTATGCTTGCTGAGGGAAGTAAAAAGAGGCGGGAAGATTTTAAAAAGCGCTTTTCACTTTTTCCTAACAACTTACAGTAGAGGTAAATTATGGGCAGATTAATTGAGCAGTTAAGAAGAGAACAAGCAGGAAGGGCTAAGGCTGAAAGTGTTAATAGAGAAAAGAAAGTTAACCTTCTTGCAGATGCTAAGAAAAGGCAGACATTAGTAGCAAGCTTTACCAGTCAGTTTCAACAGGGCACTAAAGTTCCAAAGGTTAAAAGGTTTAATACCAGGATTGAAGCTATTGAAGATGCAGCTAAAGGTACTGCTACTTCAGGTTATGCTGCTGAAGTTGATAAAATGTTTACACAAGCGTTAAGTGATAGGACAGGAAAATTAAAGAATGTTACTCCTAAAGAAATGCTTTATAATATTGGGACTAGGCTTTTAGAAGCTCCAAGAAAAGGTGGGAGTATTTTAGAAAGAGCTCATAAAGCTAAGTTATCTGCTGATACTGGAGTTACTAACTTCTTCGGTGCTTTTGGTGAGGATAAAGATGTTAAGGCTTTGCCTGGTTATGCGGAGTATAAAGAGAGTGTTTTAGGTAAGGAGGTAGAAAGTCATTATACTAATCCTCTTTTAAGTGGTGCCATTGGAGCTGTTACATCTGCTGCAGGCATTGGGATTAAAAAGGCAATAGGGCAGAAAGTTTTAAATACATTGGCTAAGGTTGGAGTGCAGAAATTTGCAGGGAGGACATTGTTAGCAACTCCTAATCCTTATGCTAAAGTTGCAGGGGCAGCATTGTTAGCAGTACCTTCCTTTGCGGGTTTTGAACTTGTTCAGAATGTTATTGATAAAAGTGACTGGGGTAAGGCAAGAGAAGGGACGTGGGAAAAAACTGCTGTTGAATTAGCAGGTGGTATTGCAGGTGGTGGTGTTGCAGGAAAGTTTGCAAAGACTGCCTTTACTAAGAGTTTAACTAAAGCTACAGAGAAAGGAGCTCTTTCACGGGCAGCGTTAAATTTCTTTAAGAAGAGTGGTGGTGAAGCAAAGGATGCTATTAACTTAGGCTTTGCACAGAGGAGAGAAGCTAATGCTCTTGCTAAGTTTAATAGCACTGTAGGGGAGAAGGCTAAAGTTATTAAAGGTGATCTTTTTAATACTGTTAAAGCTGCAGAGATTGTAGGCGGAAGTGCAGAGAGAGAAAGGTTGCAAGGGGTTAAAAAGTTACTTCCTAAAACTTCAGCAGAAAAGCAAAGACTCGCAGCGCCTGCTACTGTAGCAAGAGAGGCTGTAAAGGGGGAGAAGTTTTCATTAAATCAGGCAAAGACAAGAGCGGAGGCAAGAGTTGCAGGGACTGCAAAAGTAAATGCCTTTACTGAAGGGGAGCAGGAAAGTATTGTTGCTGCGGTTTTTCCTAAGATGAAAGAAAGTGAAAGACTTTTAAAAGTAAGAAAGTTATTTTCTACAGCTAAAACATCTTCTGTAGTTAAGGAAAAGAAAATTTCCCCTGCAAGTGCATTTAGAAATCTTTCTCCAGAAGCAACTGACTATGCCCTTAGAGAAAGTCAGACTATTGGTATAGTAGCAGCGACTAAAAAGGCTGTAGAGATTGAAAATGTTAAAGCTTTTAAGAACTTTGCTTCTACACTTCCTGGAATGGTTAAGGAGAAAGTAACAGTTAAGAATAACCTTGTTAAAAGTTTAACTGATAAGACTGCTAAAGTGGATAGAGGTAATGTCTTTAGAGTTGGAAATGGAAAGGAGAAAGTAGAAACTGTTAGTAAGGAGATTGAAAAAGTAGCTGTTAATACTGGCCTTGCTGAAAAAGAAAGAATAACAGGGATTAAAAACTTGCTAAAGAAAATAGCTGTTCCTACATTAGGTCTTGCTTCCGTTGCCTCTCTTTTTTCTCCTGACGAAGCTGAAGCTGGCATTGCAGATACCCTTGCTAAGACAGGTGTTAAGATGTCAAAGCCTGCTGTTAGTGCAGTTCAAGAAGCAATGGCTGGTAGTACTAAAGAAGGAAAGGTAAAGTTACTTAGTCAGTTTGCAAAGAGTGGCTTAGGTGCTAAGACTGTAATTGATGAGACTTCTTTAACTGCAGGGACTAGGATGAGTCATTCTGCTCTTGATGTAGCTAATCTTGCCGCAGGACTTCATGGTAGTGTTGATAGGTCTGTTACTCCTCTTGGAAGAGGTAAGATTCCTGGAGTGATTTTTAATGCATTAACTCCTGGGTCTAAGGGAGAATTCCTTTATAAAAAAGGTGCTAATCCCTTGATTGAAGTAGCTCATGGGCAGACAGCAACTGACTTTAATGTCTCTAATGCTTTGAAGGTAGTTGATAACATTGCTAAGAAAGTGCCTGGTCTTGGTACTGGTGGCATTCAGACCAGTAAAGAAATAGTTGCAGCTACTGAAGGCTTGGCTAAAAAGCATAGTGCCAGTGTGGTGGAGTACGGCATGGCTAAGTTTAAAGAGGAACAGCTTGATAAAAGTTATAACAGACTTTTTAAACTTCTTCAAAAGGCGAAGGGTAAAAATACAGCAGGAAAAGAAAGAGCACTTAGAATTTTAGAGGAAGATATTATAACTAATAAAAGAGTAGTTAATTCTCTTTCTCCTAAGTATAAAGAATATGTTAAAGAAGCTACTGTTATGGAGCAAGATCTTGCTAAGAAGTATGCTACTTCTAGGATTTCCTTTGCAGTAGAAGACACTCCTGACTTTAAACATAGACCTTGGTTAAAAGAAATGTTAACCTTTGAAGAAAAGGCTGCTGTGAAAGAGTTTAGAAACTTTTATGATAGTTATGCAGTTAGTATAAAGGAAGTAGGTGGAAGGGTTATTACTGAAAGGCCATTCGTCCATCATGCTTTTCATCCTGCATGGAAGGAGCCTTTGAAAGAAGCTAATACTTTACAAGCTGGCTCTGCAGCACCATTCTCTAAATTCTTTAGAAGAGCACAGTTTAGTAGACAATCAGTTCCAGATATCCTTTATAACACTTCTAAGTATGTTCCTGACACTGAGAGGAGATTGCAGTGGAAAAGTTTCTGGGGAAAGGGTAGGAAATTAGAGAATGGAAAGGCTGATAGAAATACCTGGTGGAATCATAGGAATAAACTTAATGGTATTGTGCAGAATTCAGATGACCTTTCAAAATTCTGGCGTGGGATTGAAGATGCAACTAAGCCATTTGCTGATAGCTGGGGAAATAAATTAGCTAATAAATATTCTTCCTTTGAAGTTGCAAGGCTCCTTGCTTTTATCCCAAGTCCAGGATTTAAACATGCCTTTAAGTTGATAGGCCAAGCTGCAAGTATGGGAATTGGTAATTATAGTAAGCATGTAGCGCCAGCTATTAAAACTGCTATAAGAGGTAAGATTGGTAGTAGTGAAGGGTTAAGTAAGTTAATAGGAAGGAATCCTTCAGGGAAGGAAGTTGGTAACCTTCTGGAAAATATGTCAGTAAGTATGACACATCAAGGAAGGATGATGAATAACCTTGCTGATTTAGAAGTAGGTGCAGGGATAGATAAAGTTACTATGAGGAAATGGGATAAGTTAATGGAGAGTTGGAATTACTATGGCTCTGTCCCTATTAGAATGGTAGAATATGTTGATAGAACTCATACATTTTTAGCCTCTCTTGACATGGCAGCTAAGAAAGGAATGACTGCACAGCAAGCTGCTTATGGCTTTTATAGCACTTCTTTAAAGAATAACTTCATGGGCCAGTCTCTTAATCCAAGATGGATGAGAGATCCTAAGATTAGAGCTATGATGTTATTTCAACAGACTCCTTTTAAAGTACTTGATAGAAGAGTTACAACTGCAATTAAAGCTGGAAAGGCATTGTCTTTAGCTACAAGGGAAGGTAAAAAGATTTATAAAGAAGAAGGGCTTGTTGGCTTGTTAAAGGATTTAAAGGTGTTAAAGGATTCAGTTATTGAAGGTGAAACAAGTTTTAAAAGGGGATTGATTTATGATGCTATGAAGACTGAAAAAGATTTCTTTGGTACTTCTGCAAGTAAGCAGTTTATGCGAGAGTCTTTAATAGTTGGAGGAATGATTTATGGTGGGGCTAAAGTATTTGATCTTGACCTTAGTCCTCATACTATGCATTTACCTTTTCTTGGTTTTCATGGTGCTGAACCTTCAGTGGCTCTTAATCCTGGAGTAAAGGCATTCTTTAAGACTATGCAGGATAGGAAAATGGCTTATAATAATAGTGAAGAGTACGACTTCTTTATTCCAAGCTTTTTACAAGCTTACTTAGGTAGTACTAATTACATGCCGAGTATTATTAATAAAGCTGCAAGACTTAGTGACAATGACATTCCAGATATCTACAATGATAGTCCTTTGAAGTATCTGTTTGCTGTGCCAACTAAGTCTCTTAGCCATGGTAGTTATTAATACCTTTTATTTTAAAAGAGAGGAGAGGGAGGAAATTTAATCTCCCTCTTCTTTTTCGTTAGCCAAATTTATACTCTGTTATAGCCTCTTGAACACCTTCATCGAAATAATCGAAAGTACCAAAATCTTTAGATTGTTCAATGTCTAATTCAAGCATTTCTACATGCCCTTCTTGGGAAAGAAAACCGGCAGCGTATTCATAACCTTTTTGCTTTTCCTTTAGCCTTTTTAAAATGTCCATTTACTCCTCCTCTTCTTCTATATTATCTACAAGGTTTGTTATTATTTCTATTAACTGCAATCTTCCCCAACTTGTTTTTGCTTCTAACTGATGAAGAATACCATCTCTAAGTTGGTGAACTTTATCTATACTATTATCTGATTCCACAATAGTGTTAGTGTTATCTTTTTTAACACTGGACAACTCACGAATTGCACTTGCAATGTCTGCTAAAGAATCTACTATATGTTCTATTTCCCAGTCCTCCATTTTTTATCTCCTTATTTTAATTTTCTTTTTATACCTGTAAAGAATCTTCTTACAATGTAGCTTCTGATAATGGATATTACTGTAAAGTATCCACCTATTGCAAGATTTTCACTAACCTGGATGTGAATGTTAAAAAATGGGAATATTATAATTTGACTAAGCACTGCTATGCTGTAGCCAATAAGAACATTAATAACACTTTCAATTGCACTTTCAACTCTTGTTTGCATCTTTTCTTTTTTCTCCTTACTTAGATAATGGAAAGTATTTATTGTATATGTCTATGAATACTGCAGGTAGTAAAGTGTAAAGTTCTTTTAATAAAGGCAGCATAATTTCAACCATCTGAGGATGTGCAGCCTTTGAGCATCTGAGATTAAAAATGTATAGCCATTCTCTTAAGTTACAAGTCATGACTACTTCAGTTTTTAAACTATTATTAAGTACACTTCTTGCTTGTTGTGCTGACCAGCCAGAAGCTAATAGTGTTAAATAATTACTCTTTGCAAATTGCATAGAGTAGAACCATATGCTGTCTTCTGGATTGATTGCTTCTGTAGCAGTATTAATAGATGTGTAAATTCCTTCTGGGATATTTACCCAAGGAGGAATGATAAAAGTTATATCGTCTTTGTAGCTGCAGTACCTGGTGCTCTCTTGAGAAAAGCTTGCAATTCTGTGGCGGACAAGCTCATGAGAAACTCCCCTGTCACATGTTATTTTAACTGAAATACTTTCATGTTCTAAGACGCTGTGGTGCCCTGACTTTATAATTCTTCTTACAAAGGCACCAGCTGAATCAGCAGTGATTTTATCTTCTGATTTATAGCATGTTCTTCCTGCTTTTTCAATACTTTGTAATACCTTTGTAGGGTTTACTTTTGTCAGTATTGTTGTACTTGGTTTTACTAATTTCATAATTACTCCTTTTTGGTCTATCGTCGTAATCTTTGTTTTCAATGTATGATAAAAGCATCATGCAATTGGCAATGACGTAACATAATGGATGTTCTGGCGTCTCTTCATCGGTATCATGACCTAAGTAGTACCATTCAAAAAGATGCCGCCATATGGCGGAGAATATTTTACTGTACCTTATCCCAGGAAACCATGTTCTTTTACCTTTATGCTTTTTAGAACTTAATTGAAATACCCGTGCGACTCCAGGGAGGACTTCCATAGGAGTGTAATCCCAGTCGATTTTCCTTTTGTCGTCAGCTTTGTGACCTTCTATTAATGGCATGATTCTTTTTCCTTTTTTCCTTTTTAAATTTAATCTTCCCAGTGATACCAAACTTCTTGTTGCCCTTTTGGGCCAGTAAATGATCTTCTTGCTACACCGCTTTTTAATACTGTATCAATTACGTTGTTAAATTTTGCACTATCTATGTTCCTCCAGACAAGGTGCATTAACATTTTTTCAGAAATACTATGATAACTTTCAATGATTGTTCTTACCTCTGCTACGTCAGCAGTAATGTCACTTCTACCAACTGCACAGAATGCTTTACCCATTGATCTTTCTATGTCTTCCATTAAGGTAATGGCCTTTTTAAACTCAGCCCACTCTACTATTCTACTGTCACTAATAGCAGCTGTTAAAATCACAGCAAGTTTGATTATATAAAGTGGCTTTCTGGAATACCAGCTATGAAAAGCATAGTCAGTGCATAGACGTTTAGGGTCTCGTTCTTCATACTGGTTATACCAATTAATCCATTCTTTTTTACTATCTTTTGAAAAGTTGTACTCTCCGACTATCCTGGACACTGCTGATAGATCTTTTATAAGCTTTACCTTTACTGCCTCTATCTCTGGAGACATTTCAGGAATTGGCACTTTGTGATCTTTGTCATCTGCCCAGACGTAAATAGTTCTTGATGTAAGGCCACCGCCAATGGCTATAGATGGAAGGCAGGAAGCAAGGCTCTCTGGTGTTGTTGCTCCTAAGATGTTAAAGAATACTGCAGGTGCGACATTGGAGCCACTTCTTTTAGTTCTATACTTAAAGGGTAATTCTTCACAGTCGAAGAGGTCAGTTAAAAGAACTAACATTTTAGTGTTTTCTTTCTTCTGGCCTAAGAAACTTTCAAACTCTCTGGATATTACTGACAATGACGCATGCTTGAAAATTTTACCATCCTCTAACTGTGCATCATCTGCGCTTTCCTCTAAGTCCTCAAGAAGTGCTTCCCTTGTAATGACATCTGCAGAAGTGATGATTGAAGATACTTCATTTAATATCCTTGTTCCGTAGGATATTGCTTGTGTTTTTCTTGTCGTTCCAGGCTCTGCAACTAAGACTACGTACATGTTGCAGTAAACCTTGAATCGGCCAAAGTTAAACCAGACTTTTTTTCTAAGTGCTGATGATAGCATAGAAAGTCCTGTCCAGGTATGAAATATCTTAGCACTTTCAGTCTGCTCAGTATATTCCATGTAGCCTGTAAGCCAGTTATCTAACTCTCTTGTCATTGGTTATTTCCTTTAATGTTTCAGTTAAAGTTGCAAAAGCACTTGGGTAGAATAACCTTTTTAAAAAACCTCTGTAGACAATTATCTTTTCTCCAGGTGATTCAGGATGCCATAATATTAGTTTTCTTTTCACTGTTTACTTCCTTTTATTAAGCTGAAAGGTCAAATTTTGACATTTTAACTCCCCTTTACACTTCCTTCATTTCTCCCCAGCTTGGGCCAGCACTGAAGTCAACGTCTATGGTGTACTTAACGCCATTGGAGCTTTTCATTTCAATTAACATAACATCTCTTAGCATTTTCATTGTCTCTTCCCTTTTACCTATTGGAGAGAATGTATAAATAGCATCGTGAAGTTGAAGTCTGATTCTTCTCTGCTTTCCGTACATGTTATAGAATCTTACCAGTGCCATGTTTAAAAGATCACCTACTGTAGATTGAGGAATAAAAGCGTAAGCGCTTCTTAATAAGCTGTCATTATACCTGCCTAAGAATCTATGCTTTCTTCCAAAGAGATTAGTTAATGATCTTTCTTTTTGAAGGTGTTGCTGTATTCGTTTATGCCAGAGTCCTAATTGCGGAGTGGCATTACTGGCTTGAGAGAGAAGAACTTTAGCCTCTTTCATTGGTATCTGTAGTTGATGAGCTATTACTCCTGGGCCAGCATTATAATTAGTACTATGCTTTACTATCTTTCCTTTCATTCTTAGCTCTTTGGTAACTTCAGCAATTGGTATCCCAAACATAGTACTGGCTGTTAGCTTGTGGATGTCTAATTCTCTTTTCTGTCTCTCTTCTTTTGAAAGGCCGAAGCTTTCTTCAAATAGTGCAATGCTTTTGTAGTCATTAATTTCATATGCTACTACTACTGCCTCTGCTTGCATGTAATCAGCTTGTAAGAATTCATAGCCGTCAGGTGCAGTGTACATAGTTCTTGCCCTTGATGGGATGTTCTGAAGGTTTCCACTGCCGAAGGGGAGAATTATTGATTTACTACTGCTCCACCTTCCAAAGCTTTTAAAGGAATCTTCTTCATCACGGACAAAGCCTTTACTCTCCCTTACCATAGTTGCGCCAGTTACATTGTAGGAAGTATGAACGCTATCTGCAGGGGAAAGGGTAATGTCTATGAAGGATTTTAACTTAGAAAGCTTCTTTACTTTTATAATGTCAGTAAAAATTGGGTCATTAATAGTGCGAGCAAGTTTTGAAAGTGCTTCTTCATTTGTAGTTACTTTCCTTACTTCTGAAGCTCTTTTTCTTCTCTTATATTGTGGCGGAATTTTTAAATCAATGTAGAGAAGTTCAGCGAGCTGAGTCGGACTGTTAATATTTAAAGCATCCTTTTTCTTTTTATCAGCTTTGAATATTACCTCTCTATTTAATTTTGCCGTAAGAGTTTCTTGGATAGAAGTAAGTTCAGTTTCGATGTCTTTAAGTAATGTTTTCTGCTTTTCTTTATTAACGAATAGTCCTTGTATTTGTAGCATTACACTTGGCTCTACCTGTGACATTTCATGGTTGAAAACTGACATGACGTCTTGCTTTACTAATTCCTTTCTTAGGACATTCCAGACTCCGAAGGTGTTAGTAGTGTCACCTGCATTGTAGAGTAGAGATTCTGATTGACTGGTATGTTTCCATGCAGGAACATTTAGGCAAATGCTTGCAAGGTAAGCAAGACTTCTTGGATTCTCAGGCCAACAGACATGGGCAGCTACCATAGTGTCGTAGTAGAATTTAGGGCAGTGAATACCATGGTGGAGATAAAGAACAGTAGTGTCGTAACTGCCATTTTGCATGATTAATTCTTTATTTTCTAGAACTAATGCAAGGTGTTGCCAAATTTCAAGTTCTTTTTGCTTAGAGTAAATAGGTTTTCTACCTTTTATAAGCTCAAATGCTACACCATGAGTGGCACTATCTGCAATTCCCATTATGTCAATGTGGCTGCCAGGTTGCAGTGTTTCAATATCTACTGCTATTGGCCCGCTATGCTCGTATAGGAGGTATTTTAAATAAGAGATGTATTCAAGCTTTGACATATTTGTAGTTAATACCCTTTTATCTTTAGGCATGTCAGGGCTTTCGGAGTTCTTAATAGCCTTTCTTATGTCTAATACTGCAGTGAAGAATAGTTTCCACTCATAGTTTACTTGCTGTGGGTGGTAAGTAGGGAGGACTTTTAAATTAGGGAGAAGAGTACTTTCGCAAATGTAACCTCTTGCTGCAGCTATGTTATTATTACCTGTAAGGATATTTGTGGCTATTTTACCAAGAGGTATTACTATGTTAGGCTTGTATTTAATTATTTCCTGTTTAAGTTTTTCAATGTCCTGGAGTAAGATATCTTTAGGAATTGTGCATTTGCTGTCTTGAAAGTAAAAAGCTATCTTATTTCCTGGAGGCTTTTCTTTTGCTACGTTAGTAATGATGCAGTCATGGCGAGATATCCCTGCGCTGTTTAGTATTTTATCTAACGTGTTACCAGTTGGCGTACCTGGGTGAAAAGGTTTCCCTGTCCTGTTTTCTTGCTCTCCAGGAGCTTCACCTATTAACATAATAGTAGCCCCTGGAGTTCCTATAGCATTAACAATCATTACTTTTCCTTTTCTTTTCTTTCTTTTTCTTTTTCTTTAGTTAAGTAACTCTTCTTTCTTTATTTCTTGTTCCTGACAGTTGCAGTTTGTGCATTTAAAACCAATTGGAACTATGAATGTATGGTCTTTTCCAGTTGGGCTTACCAGTGCACTGGCATGTTTTAAGTTAACAATTTGAATAAATTCAGTTCCTCTGCAGTCTTTGCAGACTATTTCATTAAGGTCATTTACATTTATGTTTAACTGTTGGTTCTGGTTTTGCATTTTCTTTTCCTTTTTCCTTAGTTATTTTTATTCTACTTCTTCATACATGCTCCAGATTTCATAAGCTTCTTGATCATACGGAAGTGCTGACCAGGAAGTTCTACCAGCTGGAAATGTAAATACTCTGTCATCTGCTGCCCAGCCTGCAAAGTACGCACGGACTGGTTTTGGGCAGTTGTCATCTGTAACTAAGAGTTTAGTGTCAATTTTAAACTTAGGTTTAATTTTCTTTGCATAGTCCCAAGTTGTTTTGCCGAAAGGCCTGGTATTATAGAAATCTTTTTCATTGTTTCCCCTTACGCAGGTGTACTGTGGGATAAGGCCATGTTTTTCCTCCAGAAAAATACGTGTGTATCCTGGGTTAAAGTCTTTGCAATAGCTGACTATTATCTTTTCTCCTGTTTTGAATTTTACATTAGTAGTAGTGGGTAATTTCTTTGCGTATCTCCAGATTTCAACAGTAGGAAAATTTCTCCACTGTAGCTTTTCTATGTAGTTATGGTTTGTTGTTTCTGGACTGGCTTCGCAGATATAGCCATTTTGGTTCCATGCTTTTCTTAAAAATGTGCGTATGCATGGATTGCTAAAGTCTGGGTAAGTACTTACTATTATTCTTTCTCCTGTTTTAAATGGCATCTTTTTTCTTCCTCCTTTCTTTCTTTGTACTCTTTTAATTTAGCTGTACCAATTGCAAAGGCTTCTTTTGAATTGTCGCAGCCTATGGTAGTTAGTTGTTTTTCCCTTCCTGCTATTAGTGCAGAACAGCTTCCTGCGAAGGGGTCGAAAAGTGTACCTCCAGGGATGGAAATTCTATCAAGAAGGTTTAGTAGTAATGGCACAGGTTTTTCATAAATGTGATCTTTTGCAGTTGATACTATTGAACTCATGATGATGTGGTCAGGTTGGCCTTCTTTTACTATCCTTGCTTTTTCCTTCTTAACGTAGAGAATCATTTCGTAACTGGAAGCCGGCCACTGTGACGCTATGTTGCATTGACCGCAGTTTGGTTTAATCCAGATTATTGGTTTGATATAAGCTTGCCACCCTGCTCTATGGAACATCTTTTGTATCGTTGTGAAATGTTCTGGGGCAAGGAAGATAAAGCCATGAGCAGTGTCATTAGTGAAGCGAAAGCTTTCAATGGCTAAAAAGTTGTAAACATCAAGAGCTTTGTCTGTTTCATCGTCGAAGGTAAGTCTTGGAGTGTCTCCTATTCGTAGTGTTTCATGCTCAATGCCGTAGAGTGGGTCAGTTAAGAGGATGTCAATGGAGTTATCTTTAAGTGTAGGCATGAAAGTAATTGAATCTGTGAAATGATATTGAATTAAGTCAGTTTCTTTTATCTCCTTTAAAGAAGCAAGGCCAGAGATTGCACTTGCTAATTTTTCTAATCCTCTGGCTGCCTTTTTAATATCTCCTTTTTTCTTTACTTTTATAAGGTCAGGAAATTTATCAATCATGTTAGCGCTTTTTATATCCTCTATGATTGAGCCTTTGGAACAGCCAAGGAGCTTTGCAGTATCCTCAAGAGTCCACCCTCCTAATTGGCCACTGTGTGCTTTGCCAAGGGATTCTTGTTTCATAGCATGGAGGTCTCTTACTGCAAGGCATTTCTCTCCAGGGGAAAAGTCTTTTCTGTGGAGGTTTTCTTCTATCTCTAAAATTCTTAAGTCAATATCGGAGAGGTCATCTTTGTAGATGCAGTTTATTTTTATCTTTAAGTCTGTACAGGCAGCGAGTCTTCTTCCACCTGCTACGAGTTCTTGGTCTCTTGTAATTACAATTGGTTGTATTTGGCCAATTCTGGCTATGCTTTCAGCAAGTGAGTGAAGGGCACCAAGGTCTTTGCGGTACCTTGGTAAGCCTTCTTTTACTATTATTTTATTTGGGTCTTTTTGTATTACTTGCATTTAATTTCCTCTACCATTTTAAATCTTTGAAATGTTTTGACTCTCTCTTCTTTTGAGAATATCGGCTCTAATGCCTGAAGTTTTTCAGTCACTTTTTTCCAGATATTAAATTCTTTCTTGTCATCTACATAAATGATATTAATTTTTATATTGTAAAGGTTGAAATAATAGCCTGGGTAGTTATTGAGTTGCTGTACCTTGGTTTTGTAAGTAGGGATGTCTTTTTTTATTAAAAATCTACGTAAGGCTGTAGCTTCATCTTGTATTAACGCTATATCAATGTCGCTGTCTTTAGTAACTGGGCCATATGCTCGTGTTCCTGTTACTATTACTTGTGTTTTTATTTTCATTTCTTTTTCCTTTTCTTCTTTTTACTTCCTTTACTTCACTAAGCCTAATTTCTTAAGCTGTGTTAATTGTTCAAGTGAAACTTTTATTAATTTAGGCTTTTTACCTTTTACTGCGGTACTTTTAGCCCTTACTTTCTTTACTTCTTTTGGTGTAACTAAGTCAATGTTACGTCTTTCATAGTATGGGAAGAAGAAAGTAATTTGTGTCTCTGGTGTTAGAGTATGAAAATTTGTTAGTAAGTCTGTTAGCATTTTCTTTTCTTTTTCCTCTTCTTTTTTTTTTTTTT